TAATTGTTTATTTAAATAAAAATTTTTTATAAAAAATATTATTTTTTATATCCCATCATCCATTCAATACTATTCATTATTAATGTTGCAACATCAAACGCTTCATAATTAAATTTATCTCTTACATCAGAACTATCTCCAAAACTAGCTGGACAACTTAATGTTTTTCTATTATACATTTTATAATCTTCTTTTTTTAGTACAATCATAGAATCATTTTTTAATCCATTTGTTTTATAATAATTAATTGCCCAGTTAGAAAACATTCCATTTTTATCAGGATTATCCGTATTTATTAATGTATTATTGAAGTATCCACAAATAAATAGTAATACTATAAATATAAGCATTGTTCCAAAATTAGTACCTTGCATAGTAATTACTTTACAATAAAATAAATCATACACAAAAACAATTAATAATATTAATAAAATAGATGTTTGTTTATATTTTAGTCCTTTAAGAAATGTTTTAAAAGAATATATTTCTTCTCTTTGTTCATTTTCATTTTTAATAGTAGCAGTAAAAAATAATGGTAATATAAATATTATAAACATTATTAAAAAAGAAGCATATCTTACAAATATTCCGTATACAAAAAATAATGAAAAAGCAGCAAAAAATACTAAAATCAAATAAATAACTGCACCTAAAAATAGAAGTAGTTTCATCGTATAAAAAACTAAATCTGTTTTATTAATTGCATCACCATATGTATAAAATATAAAAAAGATATATAATCCAATTTGTATAAAATAATAAATTACAAAAATACCAAAAAATAATAATGATATAAAATCAAGTATATAATAAATGATTCCAATAACTACATTCATTGGTAAAATTAAAAATAATATGGATGGTAATAATAATAATGATGTTTCTAAAAAAGATGTTGGAAATATATATGTTAAATAATAAAATAAACTACCAAAAACAACATCATACAAAAATATAGCCAATACAAATAATCTACGAATAATATCAAGAGGTAGTTCTACAAATGAAAAAAATAATACACCACCAATAAATGTCCAAATAGATGCATTACCATACATTAATGTAAAAAATTCATCACTTAATGAATAAAAAGTAGTCTTATTTGGATCCTGATCTTCATTATTTATATTAAGATATTGAATTAAATCTTGTATTTGTGTATATTTTTTTAAAAAATCATTTGTGGGTGTTAATAACCAATCTACATTTTTTTTATAATCAAAATGAATTAATTTTCCATAGTCAATACTACAAATAGATGGTTCTTCGTTTTCATCGTTATTTTCACCTTTAAATGTATTTTTTATACATGCATTTAAACTCTGTAAAAATGATATTTGGTCAGCAATAATATAATTATTATCATCTGCTGGGTCGCCTGTAGCGTATATAAACTTATTTATTTCTTCAGTATTTTCGTATGGTTCAGTATTAGGTTCTGCAAATGGAGAACAATATCCATTTCTTAAATTCACTATGCCACTTAAAATACCAGACCTACCTATTAAAGAATTATAAACTAAAGGAGCACCTAATAAAATAATACTTGCTATTATTATCAATACATGATATGCATATACTTCATAAAAAGATAATACTTGTTCTGAAGCAGGTCTTTTTTTAGAATCAATCAAATTAGTTGTTTCATCATTCCCTGTTGGTTCATCTGACATTATAATTTTAAAGAATATATTATAATTATATAAACTATTTATGTAGGAATATTTACATAAATCTAAACGATGTAAAATCAGTGTTTAATTGTGAAAAGATATAATTATAATAACAAATAATTATATGAATTATAAATATATAAATAATGTAATTCTTGTTTTTTTATTATTTATTATTTTATTAAATATGGTTTCTCTAAAAGAAGGATATGATAATTATAGTCATACAGTAAATTTACCAATTAATACTAAATATTCGTGCAAAAATATGTGTGGTCCCCAAGCAACTTGTAGTATAACTGGAGAACAATGTACTTCCGATATAGATTGTTATGGTTGTCGTCCTATAAAAAAGAAGAGAAAAAATAAGTTGAATAAAAAGAATGACAATGTAATTCCATTTGATGATAATGGTAAATTAACAGATATGACACCATCTGAATCAGTATTGACTAGTGATATTGGAACAAACGCTTATTATTTTGAGAATAAAATTAATAGTCCTGCTTTAAATTATAACAAAGGAATTAATACATGGAGAGAAACATATAATCAAGAAAAACTATTATATGACAAAAGATATAATCCATCTATTTATTTTACTCAATTTATTCCTAATTATACTGCAAAACCAACATTAACTGGTGAATTTATGATTGTGGGTCCGTATGCTTCTAATGCAACTATTTTATAATTAACTTGCATATAATAATCCACAATTTCCTCCAATAAAATTAACCACATTATATCTTTCTTCAAAAACAACCATGTTATAATAATAATCATATATTCTCCATGTAGGTTTATTAATACCAATAACATTTCCTGTTTGTGGATCACAAATAACTAAACTTTGTGCATTTGGATCAATAGGTGGAATAATTGTTACTGTTTCTAATTCAATATCGGTAAAACGACTCATATTCATTGCTCCACTTGGTTGTAATTCTAAATTAGATGAATTCATGCAAAAATTATATACATATAATCCATCTTTTCCTGAACCAGATGTTCTAGTATATTTCTCTATATAATTATATATACCAGCTGGTTGTTGATTTTCTCTATAAATACCATCAAGTAATATTCCCAGTGTAATTAATATATTTCTTGTATTTTCAAAATTATAATTTCCAGTAATCATCCATCCAGTTAAAAACCCATCTGTATTTACACCAGGTCCTACCTCTACTGTTTGATTGCTTCTTTCCACAGACCATGAACCACTTGTAGGTCCTTGTATCAAGTCTTGAGGCAAATAATTATAAGGCCAATTTGTATAATTACTCCATTCATTTCTTAAATTTACATCACTTCTTTGAAAATAAAACATCCAATCTACAATCATTCCAATTGAATCAATAGATGTACGATTTGATCCAGTAACATTATAAAATATTTGTTCTCTTACTTGTTTGAATAAATATTTTTGTTCTTGTAAAGCAAATAATCTTGATTCTTCATTTGAAAGAAATGCATATGTACAAATTAAATGTATATCTGCATTCCATAGTGTACGTGTATCAATATAAGATTGAACACCTAATTCAATATCAGGTGGAGTTTGAAGAAAACGATACATTTGCATATAATATAAATTAAAGTTAGGAGCAACATAAGGAAAATTATTTACAGTGTCATACACATCACGAATTTGAAATAATTCTTGGATAGGACGCATCGTAATATTAATATGTAATTCATTATATTGTAGAGAAATAAGTGGGAACGCCATTTGACTTTTTAAGTTAAACCATGCGTTTAGAGGAATATATAAAATATTACCTCTTATACTAGGTTCTGCGCCAACGGAACTTGTGGTATAATAAGAATTAGGATAAGAATTCACTCTTGTTCCTGAATTTGCAGGATTATACAATTCAGGAATATGACCAATCATTTTAAAAAATAATTCTTTTTTATCTGCTGAAAAATCTCTTAAAACTGAATTTAATATATATGCTCCTGAAAATTCTTGAATTGTTTGATTACCACATGTTATTGTTATTTTAGAAATCATTTGTGCTCCCAAATATTCAATCCATTTAAATTCATAAGGAATCCATTGATTTCCATTTTCTTCTGTAGGTGGAACAATACAACTCCAAATGTTAGGTAATTCAACTGATAAATAACAATCCATTAATAAATCTGCATATCTTGGTATTTTAAATGTGAAATTAGATTCTTCTGTTAATCTTAATGTTTTAGAACCATCAAAATCTACTCTAAACTTTTGTAATCCAAAATTAGTGTATTTAGAATAGGTTGACTTGAAAAATGTTTTTGATGGATTGCCATTTAAAATAATATTTTGTTGTCCTTCACTTACTAATTGCATTAAACCACCAGGCATTATAAATATATAATATACTAATTATTTAACTTTATTGTTAATAAAAGAATAATATAATCATTTATAATAATAAGTATAATATGGGAAATACATTGTCTAATATAGTAAATATAACTAGTGAAGAACGTGATAGACAAGTTCAACCAAATGCATTAGATAAATTATTCGGAAAAACAGAAGAAGATAAGATTAAGTATCGTAGGGCAACTGAATTATCAGGAAATACATATCATGGCACAACTCCATTAACCCAAATAATTTTTTATATTATAGTATTTATTGTTATGGGATTAGTATTTCTTATTAGTTGGGTTATTAAAAAAGCAAAAACTTCTTCTAAAAATGTAAATAGAAAAATAAATTCAATGCCTTTAACTACTCCAACCAAAGATGAAAATACAACAATAAAAGATTCAACTGATGATGATCCAACTGGTATGGGTTTATCAGGAACATATTCGTTAAGAGATTATTATGTATTCTCATCATATAATTCATGTAATAATAATAATACTACAATGAATAATAATGTAGATACCCAATCATTAAAAAATGTTATTTCACAAGGAGTAAGATTATTAGATTTTGAAATATATTCATTAGAGAATGAACCAATTGTTGCAACATCAAGCATTCCAAATAATTATTATATAAAAGAATCAAATAGTTCTGTTCCATTTAGAAATGTCTTTGATACAATTATAAACACAGCATTTAATATCTCTACATGTCCTAATCCAACAGATCCATTATTTGTTCAATTAAGAATACAAAGCACAAATCAAAAAATGTTTTCTAACATGGCAGTAATTATAAAGAATTATGAAAATAGTGGTTATATCTTGGGTCCTGAATATAGTTTTGAATATCAAGAATGTAAGGATTCAAATGGAAAATTAGATTGTTCTATAAGAAATATAACATCACAATCCTTGAATAAATTTAAAAGTAAAATTATCATAATGATTGATAAACGAAATACAAATGTATTGGATAATAAAGATTTAATGGAATTTTGTAACATGACAACTAGTTCTACTACTTGTAGATTATTAACTAATTATGATATGAGAAATTCACCAGACCAAAATGAGTTGATAGAATTTAATAAAAAGAGCATGTCAATTGTTACCCCTGATGTAGGAGCAAATCCATCAAATCCAAGTATTTCAACATCTAATTTATTAGGAATTCAAATGACGGCAATAAATTTTTCAAATGAAGATGAAATGTATGATAAAACAGTAAATTTTTTTAGTGATAATGGAACTGCTTTTGTATTGAAACCTGAAAATTTACGTTATAGACCAATGTATATAGCAATTCCAAATGATCCACCAGCAAGTTATTCTTTTGCACCAAGAGACATTAGTAGTAGATATTATAATTTTAACATATAATAATAATAAAATATTTTTTTATTATATGAAATCATTTAAATGTGAAAAGGGAATAACATTAGAAGATTGTGAATTAGCAATCTTGCGTATGGCAGTAGATAATGCAGAAGAAAAAGAAGGGAAGGCGATTGTAAATTCACCAGAAATAAAAAAAATAATAAGTATAGTGGAAGAATTTTTAAAGAAAAAAAAACTAGTTGCATATGGTGGAACAGCAATTAATTCTATTCTTCCTATAGAAGACCAATTTTATAATAAAGACACAGAAATACCAGATTACGATTTTTTTTCTCCAAATGCATATCAAGATGCAAGAGATTTAGCAGATATTTATTATAATAAAGGATTCCAAGAAGTTGAAGCAAAAAATGGTATTCATGAAGGAACTTACAAAGTATTTGTAAATTTTATACCAGTTGCAGATATTACTTTATTAGATAAAAGTATTTTTCAAGTATTAAAAAAAGATGCAATTAGTAAAGGTGGAATATTGTATGCACCTCCTAATTTTTTAAGAATGTCAATGTATTTAGAATTATCAAGACCTGCTGGTGATGTAAGTAGATGGGAAAAAGTATTAAAAAGAATTACTTTATTGAACAAAAATTATCCATTAAATGCAAAAAATTGTGGAAAAGTAGATTTTCAAAGAAAGATGGAAAATACAAAAAATGTGGATGCTATTTATGACACAATTAGAGATACATTTATTAAAGAAAAAGTTATATTTTTTGGTGGTTATGCAATATCATTATATTCAAGATATATGCCTAATAAATTAAAACATAAATTTAAAAAATATCCTGATTTTGATGTATTATCTACCGAACCTTTAAAAACAGCAGAATTAGTTAAAATGACATTAAATAATATTGGAATTAAAAATGTATCCATTATTAAAAAAGAAAAAATAGGTGAAATTATTTCTCTACATTATGAGATAAAAGTAGAAAAAGATACTGTTGCATTTATTTATGAACCATTAGCGTGTCATAGTTATAATGTAATTAATATCAATGGAAATTCTGTTAAAATTGCAACAATAGATACTATGTTGAGTTTTTATTTAGCATTTTTATATTCAAATAAAGATTATTACGATATTGACCGTATTTTATGTATGTCTCAATATTTATTCAGAGTTCAACAATTAAATAGATTGAAACAAAAAGGTTTATTAAAACGTTTTAGTGTAGATTGTTATGGACATCAAGAAACATTAGAAGAAATGAGAGCAAAGAAAAATAAATTATTTTTATCTTTAAAAGATAAAAAAGGTACAAAAGAATACGAAATGCATTTTATGAAATATAGACCAATTGATATAGATATGAATGATGAACAACATTCAAAATCATTAAATATTTCATCAACAAAATCATTAAAAAAATCGTCAAGAAATTCATCAAATATTTCATCAAGAAATTCATCAAATGATTCATTTAAAAATTCATATAATATTTCGTCAAAAACAAAATCCTTCAACACAAATTATACAAAAAAAAGAAAAAGAGGAAGAGGTGGATTATTTCTCTAGATTAATCAGAATATAATATTTCACCTTCTTTTTCATTAATATGAATAAATAATGATAATATATAGTAAATAATTCCAAATAAAATACTCATAAATAAATTTCCATAAATATTTATATTTCCGTCTCTAAAAAATAAAATTGGAACATAAGTTATTAATAATTTTTTAACATATGGTAATTGTAATAAAAAATATACCATTGCTAATAATACTGACATTTGTAATTCATTATATGTATTTTCAAACATGCACAAATAACTTTTTGCTTTATGTATATTTTCTCTAAAGTTATTTTCTTCAACATCTTCTTCTTCTTCAATAAAATTATTATTATTTGATTGTGGAATATATTCTTGTTGAACTTGATTATCTAATTGTTGTGTTTTATTAATAGGAATATCTCTTGATTGTAATTGTGTTGCACCAGTTATACTTGCTTGTTGAATACCAGAAACTAATTGATTAATAGTCGTTTGGTCTAAAGAAACATTTGAAATTGGATTATTTAATTTCGTATCTTGCCCAGCAATATTATCTGTAATATTAAATTGGATGTTTTGATTTGATGTTGTCGGTAAATCAAAAATATTTGTTGTTGTTGATGCCATTTATATTTATAATATGAATTATAAATATAATTATGACGAATTAGTATTTATTGATACATTTTTCTTTGCATTATCACATTTTGTTGAAACTAAACTATATTTATAACATTTTCCATCTTGTTTATATATTTTATTCTCTACTTCATTCAAATCAGGAGCATAAAATACAATACATTCATTATCTTTACACACTTCTCTAAAAATAGTTGCCAATCCTAATCCTAATAAAATAGACATAACATATTTACCTGTATTTGTTTTAACAAATTTTGATATGTTTATCGTCATATAAATTAAAGTATAAAATAAATATTTATAAAATATAAATGATGTATTAAAAAATTGATTAATAATATAAATAATATTAATTAATTATAAATAACATGGATTTAATGAAAATGAAAAAAGAAGAATTATTGAGTAAATGCAATGAATATGGAATTAAAAAAGTGAAATCTAAAACAAAAAAGCAATTAATTGCTTTATTAGAAGAACAATTAAATAATTTAATTGTTTCTAATGAACCCACTAAAAAAGAAGAGACAAATGATTCATTGGATCTTTCATGTTATAAATTTATTGATTTGTTTTGTGGAATAGGTGGGTTTCATCAAGCATTACATAAAATGGGTGCTCAATGTATATTGGCGTGTGATATTGACAAGAGTTGTAGAGAAGTGTATACAGATAATTATGGTATTGAACCTGTAACAAATGTAAAAGATATAAATGAAAAAACAATGGATGATTTTGATATTTTATGTGCAGGGTTTCCGTGCCAATCGTTTAGTAACGGTGGTAAAAAAAAATGTTTTGATGATGAAAGAGGATTATTATTTGATGAAATTGTTCGTATTGCAAAAGAAAAGCAACCAAAATTTATGTTTTTAGAAAATGTAAAACATATATTAAAAGTAAGTAATGGTGAAGTAATAACATATATTAAAAATAAAATATCTTTGTTGGGTTATAATTTACAATTATTTCAAATATCGCCACATAATTATGGTATTCCACAACAAAGAGAACGAATATATTTTGTATGTATTCGTAATGATATATATAATGGAAGGGATATTGTATTGCCAAAATATACAGGTAAAATAGATTTTCAAAAATTTTTGGATAAAGATGAGGATATTCAAGAAAAATATTATATTAAAGGAGACACATTAAATGTTCTTGAATCATGGGATGAAATGTTGAAAAAGTTTGAAATTGGAGAAAAAATATCTCCAACTATAATGATAAATGATGCTTTTAATATATATTCTCAAAGTGAATTTGATAGTTTTCCAAATTGGAAAAAAGATTATATTACCAAAAATAAATATTTAATAGAGAAATATAATACTGAATTTATAGAATGGTATAATAAATATTCATCACTTTTAAAAAAAAGAGAAATATATGGAAAATTAGAATGGCAAACAGGACATATACAACATAATGATAGTATTTTCAACCATTTTATTCAAATTAGACAATCAGGAATACGTGTTAAAAAAAGTAATTATTTTCCTACATTAGTTGCAATTTCACAAATTCCTATTTATGGTAAAAAAAAAAGATATATAACACCTCGTGAATGTGCAAGATTACAATCTTTTCCTGAAACATTTAAATTATCCAATGATGACAAGAAAAGTTATAAACAATTAGGAAATAGTGTTAATGTAGATAATGTATATACTGTAATTAGCACGACTTTAAAGAACTATTTATAGGACGACTTTAAAGAACTATTTATAGGACATTCGTTATGTATTTGAAATTGAGGTGATGTATTATATATATCCCCTTTCCATCTTATCTCTACTCTATATATTTTTTTATCAACACACAACCTATAAAATAATTTTGCAGTTTCTCTTTTATTACCTTTTGTATCATAATAATATTGTAAATATTCTTCAAATACTACACTAGATATATCTTCTATTTTTATATTTAGTTTTTTTAGTGTTGTGCTATCATATTCATAAACATCATATTTCATATTACAACAATATAATAATTTTAATAATTGTTGTAATATTACTGATTTATTTATTTCTATTTCAGTTTTTAGTGCTTGCCAATATGGATTATTATTATAAAATAATTTATTCATGTTATCACGTTTTGTTTTATCAGAACGTGTATATCCATTTTCTTTCAAAAATGTTTTTTTTATATTTGTGAGAATTTTATCATTCTCTTTAGACAACATTTTTTGAACACTATAATTTGATTTAGTTGCATTTGTATTTTGCTTAACAGATACACCTTTTATTTCTTTGTTTTCATATTCAATATATATATCACTTTTGGTTTCTTTTCTATCATAACCTTTATTTAATTCACTTATTATTGGATGTTTATTTGTTTTTCCACTAATATATATACATTTAATATT